GACCACGATGACGCTGGGGCACAGTACGCCGACACGGTCATCGCCCACCTGCACACCTTGGCAGGCACGTCGGTTCGGCGCGTATCGATCCCGCAGGACAAACCCGCCAAGTGGGATGCCGCCGATGCGCTGGCCGATGGCACCGATGTCGCCGCCCTCATCGCAGCCGCCCAGCCGGTGGTGGCCACACCCAGCTACCACTGGAACCTGTCGGACTGGATCGCCTGCGAGCGCTTCGTCGGTCCACCGGTGGCGCGTCAATGGCTGGTCGAGGGCATCTTTCCGATGGCACAGACTTCGCTGATTGCTGCAGCAGGCGGTGTGGGTAAATCCTTCCTGCTGCTGTCTCTGGCGCGCGAGATCGCCGCCTTCGATGGGGATCGGCTCAATGCGCCGCTGTGCTTTGGCGGTGCGCTCAATGTGGCAGGTACAGCGGTGTATGTCACGGCCGAGGACGATGCCATCGAGATGCACAACCGGCTCTTGAGCCTGGGGCCGATTCCTCCCAACCTGGTCACGCTGCCCTTGCCCGATGCCGGCGGCGCCAAACCGCTGTTTGCGCCGGAAAGCGGTAGCCGCAATCCCGGCACCACGGTGTATTGGGCACAGCTCACGCAGCAGTTGGTGCGCATCCCCCAGCTGCGCCTGATCGTGCTCGATCCCCTGCAGCCGCTGTGCGCGCTGGACTTGAACGTGCCGGAGAACGCGCAGTTCGTCTGCTCCCAGCTCTCGGCCCTGGCAGCGGCTACCGGCGCAGCGGTGATCGTCTCGCACCACTTCGCCAAGCGCGAGGCCAGCACGCCTGAGCAGGCACGCGAGGCGATCCGGGGCACCGGCGGGCTGGTCGATGGGGTGCGCTGCGTCTACGCCATCTGGCTACCCAAGGAGGATCACGCCAAGTCCATCTGCGAGAAGCTCGGCATCACCTACCAGCGCAACTTGGTGGTCCAAGGCGGTGTGGTCAAGGCCAATGGCCGCGCCAATTTGCAGGTCAGCACCTACATCCGCAGCGACAGCGGTTTGCTGGTGGACCAAACCTACCGCCTCAGGCATGACCCGCTAGACCACACCAGTTTGCTGCTACAGCTGCGCGCTGCCATCGCCCATGCCGCCCTGGAAGGCTTCCCCTATACCAAGACCGCTGGCAATGGCGTCTACGAGCGCCGCTTCGAGCTACCCGAACCCCTCAACGGGCTGAGCAAGCACCGACTGGTCAGCATGGTCGACGAGTTGCTGCAGGGCGGTCAACTGGTGCAAGCGGTGGCCGAAGGCTCCAAGGTCGCCAAGTGGCTGGATGTGCCCACCGGGCCTCTGGCGCAGGGTGACGGTGACTTCGAGGAGGGGCATCTGACACCGGCCCATGCCCTGCAGGAGCCTCTGCAATGAGCTGGCCTTGCGCTGCCCAAACACTTCCCGCTTCCCGACTTCCCGCCGGGAAGCACCGGGCCGGAAAGTCTAAAAAAACCAATCCGATCAATGCGTTAGCACTTCCCGGGCAAGCCCCTTCCCGCCGCCTCCGGGAAGTCAAAAACGCTAAGCAAATCAACAGCTTACCGACTTCTCGGAATTTACCCTTTCAGGGGGAGGGAAGCCTTGGATGCTTCCCCTCCTGACTGTGGATGTTGTTTGGCAGGCGGACGGGAAACCAACAGTGCGCCCATGGCCGTCGGGCGACTCAAGGACGGCCTTTCTTTCCAATGGAGAATCACGATGACGCAACTGCTTTGCATCACCGGCGAATGGGACAACGTCACCCAGCGCACTTCGGGCACGGTCGAACAGGTGGTCTGCGGCGGCCATGACATCGAGCATTACCAACAGCACCCCTGGGTGCCACATGGCTTGCTGAACCTGGCGGACACGCGCGAGGACGCTGAGTTTCTGGTGGCCCGCACGATGCGGGTGCTGCGTTTTATGGATGTCACAGGGCTTGCGCCCTTCGGCTATGCCTGGGAGTCGCGGCTGCAGGATTTGGCCCCGCGTCTGCCGCAGTCGGCCGATCACGCGATGCTCTGGCAGGATGCCGACGGTCGCTGGATCGTGACGGTGGAGCCGTATTGCATCGAAGGCGCACCGCCGGCCAGTCTGGTGCGCTGGGCACAGTCGGCGGGCTGGGCGCTGTGGCGAGCTGATCCGCGCAGTGGGATGTGGAACCCGGAGCAGGAGGCACGACTGCTGGTGATGGCACCGCCCGCTTCAGCGCAGGGTGGGGATGTCGAGGCAGTGTGCCAGGCCCTGGAGATCTCACCGCGCGAAATGCCCCTGGCGCGTTGTCTGGTGGCGGCCAAGGTCGAGAAGGCTGAATCGGCCAGCGAGGCCGCCTGATGGGTGCCACCCGTTCCCAACCCAATCTCTCGGGGCGGGTGGCACCGCGCCATCCACCCCGGCTGGGGGACTGGCAGGTGCGCCCGGATGGCACGGCGCTGCAGTTCGTGCAGGAGACCGATGACGATGGCCGTGCCGTGAAGCACTTTCGCTGCGTGGACACCCTGGGGCTGTTGCTCAAAGGGGGCAGCATCAGTGCGGCACAGCACGACGCCGGGCAACAGTTCGCCACCGACTTTGCCCGGGCCTTTGCCAGCGGCATTGTCACCGCCCGGCTCGATGGGCTGCCCTGCGGCACCCGGTCCGGCGAGTTGATGGTGGAACGCAATGCACGGGTGGCGCGGGATGTGCGCGCAGCCCTGGATGCAGTGGGCGGCAGCACCACCCCAGCCGGTGAGGCCTTGTGGCACATCGTGGGCCTGGGGATGTCGATCCGCGAATGGGCGCTGCGCAGTGCCTGGTCGGGGCAGAGCCGCTCGCCCAAGCAGGCGCGCTCGATCCTGCTCGGGGCGCTCACGCAGTTGGCCAAGCATTACGGATATGAGCACGCCGAGGTACCGCTGCGAACACGTCGCTCGCGCTCCACAAAATCTTTGCGCACACGACCTGCAACCTGATTGAATCACCGGGGATCACAAGGTACAGTATTGTCGTACTGCTGATCAATGCGCCCACCGGGGAGACCCGTGTGGGCGTTGTCGTTTCTGGAACCCGCACCCGATCTCGTCACCCAACTCTGAAGGTCCAGCCCATGCTCAAACTTGACGTCACTGCTGATGTGGCCCAGGCCACCGAACACCTGTCCGACCTGGCCGAGAAACACATCCCGAACGCTGCCGCCAAGGCCCTGACCCGCACCGCCTTCAACGCCCGCGACGCGGTACGCGACAGCTTGCCCCAGCGCTTCAATCTGCGCCGCCCGTGGGTCAAGTGGGGCGTCGGTGTGACACCGGCCAAGCCCCGCACGCTGATGGCTGAGGCCTGGTCGCGGGATCGGTTCATGGCGTTGCAGGAAACCGGTGGCGCCAAGACCGGCACCTCGGCCATCCCGCTCGGGCCGATGGCGCAGAAGGCTCGCACACAGGTGATCCCCAAAAGCCAGTGGCCGGGACAACTGGCCCAGAAGAAGACGGTCTTCTACCACGCGGGAATGCTCTTCGAGCGCCGGGATGAACGTCGAATTCTGGCGCTGTACCTGCTGGGCAAACGGCAGAAGGTCGAGCCGCGCTTTGGTATGGCGGACACCGTCAGGAGTGTGGCGCTGAAGGAATACTACCGGCAGATGGAGCGAGCCCTGCGGGAAGAGCTGACGAGGGCTGGCAACCCTTGAGGCGGTCACGCGGTGTCACGCCCCTTGTCCGCTGATCAACAGCACTACCTCTCGACACTGCCCGCCAGCGTTCAGCGCACCATGTCGCGTGCGCTCGAAGGCAGCACCTCTCCGAGGCAGGCCATCAAAGCGATGTGTCTGGTCTGCAGCAATTTCCAGCGCAGTGAAATTACCCTGTGCGCCATGTCGCGCTGTCCGCTCCATGCCTACCGTCCCTACCAGACGCAGGACGCTGCCGAAACAGCGCCGCGTTGCTCGGCCGGCCTTCGCCAGAACCGCTTGCCTCGCGCGTTTTTGCAGGCGAATGCCCTCCGGTAAGGGGGTAGCCCCAACCGGCTCCCGATATCTCGCCAAACCGCGCGACAGAAACCATTTTGGGTCCTCCCTGGCGATTTAAAACGCGGGGGCCGCGCGCAGCGCTCGACCTCGCTACCGTCAGAGCCGCAAACAGGTTGCCGGTTGCCACCGGGCCTTGGCAGATCGTCTTTTTACCCGCAGCGCCATCCACACCCGTCCTTTTGTTCGTGATTGAACCTGGCAACCCAGCGCCCTGAGGTTGCCGGGTGGTTGCCAATCATTTCTCTCTTCTATCCACACAAGGAGCATCCCCATGGGAATTTCTATTCGGGCCTATGCCCAACATCGCGGTGTCAGTCACGAGGCGGTGCGCAAGGCCATTGCTGCCGGCCGCATTCAGCAGGAGGTCGATGGCAGTATCGATCCCGACAAGGCCGATGCCGCCTGGGACCGCAACACCATTGCACGAGGTGATGGCGAGGCCGGCGATGCCCGTTCAGGGGTGCCGAACCTGCAGACCAGCCGCGCCATCCGTGAGGCCTACGCCGCCCGCTTGGCGAAACTGGACTTTGAGGAACGCACCGGCAAACTGATCAGTGCCGATCAGGTCAAGGTCGAGACCTTCAACCTCGCACGGCGCCTGCGTGACCGCATCCAGCAGTTGCCCCGGCGTGTGGCACCACAGATCGTCGCCACCGTGGTCAAGCAGCCGGATGTGCGCGAGGTCGAAGCACTGCTGGATACCGAAATTCACGAAGCGCTGTCGGAGCTGGTGCGATGAGGAAGCGCTGGAAGGACGAACCCAGCGGCGACGGCAGCGATGACGCCAAAGGTGTGCTCATGGCAGAGCTGACGATTGAGGACGCTTTTGCGCTCGGACTGCGCCCTGGTGAGCGACCGGACGGGCTGCGTATGGAACGCGCCTTCCGGGCTGGGTTGCGGCCCGATCCGCAACCCGAGGTCTACACCGCCGATCAGACTGCCGCGTCGGATAGCAACGCCGCCCGATAGACCCGCCCGCCGCCTTCGGCCTTCTCGGAGGTGACCACGATGCCGCGCTTCTTAAGCGTTCCGGCAAAGAGGCCACGAACGCTGTGCGCTTGCCAGCCGGTGATCGCCATGATCTCGGCAATAGAGGTGCCTTGCGGTCGTTGCAGCAAAGCGATGACCTGGGCCTGCTTGCTGTCAGCCCGCACGCGGGGTGTGTCCTGTACGGCTTGCCAGGACGCCTCGGCGGCGACCACGGCAGCTTCGAGCTCTGGGTCGATCGCCAGGGGGGGCGTGGCTTGGGATGCTGTGGCGCCTGCTGCGCTCACCGCCGCCAGCATGTCCTCGGGCTTGGCCTCGCCCTGAATGATGGCCACGGCGGCGCCTGTAATGCGCCACCGGCCGCCTTGCTGCTCGATCAAGCCGCGCTGCGCGAGGCTGGCAATCATCTTCAGTTTGGCCCCGCCCTTGAGGGTGAGCAGCGGCTCGATCAACCCACCGGCATCGCAATGCGCGCGGGTGATGAGCTCGAGTTGGCGTTCGGTGATCGGGGTGGTTTGTGCGGACATGGTCGTTCTCCTGGTGGTCATTCGTCGCTGCCGTCGAGGAGCGCCACCACCTCGCACAGACCGTTTTCGATGCGGGTGAGATCGCCGACGTGGCCCCGGTGGATGGCATCGGGGTCGTGCCCAAAGTGGTCGTCGGCATGGCGCTGCAGCGCCTCAAGC